GGGTGGAGCTGTTAATTGCATTCCTCCGCCAAATTGTATTCCGCCTGAAAATTCCATTTTGTTTCCTTAATATCCGAATCTAGATTTATACAATCCATGTAGTGTTTGTATCTCAGTTAATGTCAATACACGATCATATACTTTGACGAATGCGATATTACCAGTTTGTACTTCAGAGCCAGAGTAGCGACTGAACATTCTTAACTGATTGAAGCCTCCACCATTTCCAGCAGTAGCAGTATAACTATAATCAGTTGGCGCAATGCTGGTTGCAGTATAAAGTTGTCCTGTACTTGTGGAATTATTCCATGTCCCCCAAGCAAAATGCCATGCTGTATCGGCTCCGCCTGTTGGTAAGTTTACCGTAGTATTAGGGAAAAATGCGTCTGGATAACCATTATAAGCACCCAACATCCAATCTCTACTTGATTCATCCTGAGTATTTAACAGTCTACCAGAAGATGTTGCGGACAGTTTGTATGCCATGAATACTGTATAACTTTGTCCAATAACATAATTTGGCCCACCGTAGATAAAATCTGTGCCTACATTACTCGATTTAATCCACGATCCACCATTGGCACTATTCCAAACAATGGAAGATCCAGAATTTGCTACGGTTAATGTATAAGATCCAACTGTCGATGCATTTGTTGGCACTGCAGAATAATTTGCCGCATCTAAATCATAAACAGCAGACGGAGGAGGCGGTGGCGGTGGCGGAAAATATATTTGCGAACCACCACTAAGAGTTGCGCCTGATATTGTAGCTGGCATTTTATACCTTTAAATTCTTAATATGAGTTTTATGTACACGGCATTGCACTTGGCCATTGTAATAATCTTCTGTTTCTAAAACTCTTCTATCCATTTGTTCTCTTGCTTCTAAATAATTACATAAGCCTTTGTTAGGGCATATGTGTAATATCTCTCTGATAAATTTATTCTCACCGTAGTTTTGCACATCTGATTTAACTTCTTCAGATGACGACCAATAATCACGCCAGTCTGATTCGACTTTCAAGCGCTTTTTCTTACCCTTTACCACTTTGGTCCTTCGAAACCAAAATAGCTTTTTGCCTATATACTTGCGACCCGTTACATTGTTTGTGATCAAATAAACAAATCCATATGCATCTTCAGGTATTACTTCTAACTCTGTATTATTGTATAACCACATTTTAAATACCAATATTAAATTAGTATTTATTGTTCTACAATCTCCCAAATATCTCCACCTGATATGAACTTGTTTGGTTCGTCTCTGGGAGGAACTAAAAAGTAATCGTCAGGATCAGTCATCACATCCTCGATTCTCTCTGTGGCAAGCCCGTTACCCATTTGTCCTGTTTTGTGTAACATCGTAGTCTGAATAGATTTTTTATATCTGTGTCCTTCAGACTCTTCCGTGGACATATATTCTTTTTGCTTTTCAGAAAATACTTGTTTCTGTTCCTCTGTCCATTGCCTTGAATTGGCACAAGCCCGGGAACAATACGTCCCGGGCTTGCTATGGAGCGTCCCGCATTTAGGACAAGTCTTCGTCGTAGTTATCGAGGTCTTCGTATTGGGCATCCTTGTGTTCCTCTTCCATAGCTGAACCGCAGAAAGGACAATAGCCTACCTTATAATACTTGTCATCAAGATCGTAATTTATCTTGAAGACTGCATCGCACTCGACACATTCGTGGTGTTGCTTTTTTGCCATGGTTGTCCTCTCTTTTTAGCTTCTGCATCAAATACTCTTAAACGAAGATCAGATGAACTGAAGAAGTGATCTCGTTTATTAAAGTACAATTCTATTCCTCGTTTCATGCAAATCTCTTTGCCTGTGTATTCTGTATCTTTATATTCTTCTCCTAAGATGCGAACATCAATTGGTAAAGCCATAAAGATATCTTCTAATTCTTTTTCTGTTGAATAAACAATAATCTCATCAACATGCTTGCAAGCTGATACCTGAATTTGTCTCTCAATGATTGACTGTACAGGTTTGTTCTTGGTTTGCCTATCAAGTGTTGGATCAACTTGAATCGCAGCAATTAGGTAATCGCATTGACGCTTTGCTTCTTCCAACATGATTACATGACCCGCATGGAACAGATCAAATGTAGAACAGGTTATTCCTACTCGTTTAGTAATTTTCATATTTTCTCCACTTCAATATTACACTTATTTAAAAATTCTATACCATCAGTATTCCTGTAGGTATTTCTATAGAATACTTTATTTATGCCCGCTATATGTATCAATTTTGCACAATCAAAACAAGGTGCATGAGTAATGTACATCGTGGCATTTAGACCAGATTCATTAGACTGAGCCAACTTACCAATAGCATTCATTTCTGCATGAATAACTTCTGGTTTTGTTTCTAATTTAATAGTTGCCATAGTATGTAAAGGGCCACCCATGTCTATCAAATAGTTATGCTCTTCCTTTATTTCATTCTCACAATTATTATCCCAACCTACAGGAGTTCCATTATAACCTATTGAGATGATTCTATTATCTTTTGTAATAATAGAACCAACCTTCAATCTTCTGGCAGAGGATAGTTCAGCATATCCCTCTGCCGCTTTCATATGTGCATGATCAATCTTGTTCGGCATTCCATTTCCCATCAGGACATTTCTGTCCTCTCATTAAAGTCTTGCCCCAAATAGCACAACCACACATACTACATGATTTAATGCCAACATACGTTGTTAGGTGTTCGCAATAATTGCAGATTGCTCGACGCCTATCGTAAAATGTAATTTTTATTTCTGTATTGCTATCCATTTTTTGCACCAATAATTAGGTTTCACTTTAGCGTCCCAGGTTTTACAATTTTTTGTGCCTGGAACATATGCATTACAATTTGCACAATTTTTATCTGTCTTAGCTTTATCATATAACGGTGGTAGATTTTTAGGAATCGGCGTACCGTCAGGATATTTTCGCTCTCTTAATTCTTTAAAGTTTTTCATGCCTTGCCCCATACATCTCCCCATGAGCCGGTTGATGCTGCCTTGGCATAATCTGTTGATCTGTTCTCAAAGAAATTGGTATGTGTAGGCGCATTAATCATTGTCTCAACCCAAGGTAATGGATTCTTTTTACGCTTAAAGATACCTTTAAGACCAAGACTAATGAGGCGCCTATCGGCAATGTATCTAATGTATTCTTTTACTTCGTGTTCAGATAAGCCTGTGATTGCCCCAGTCTGAAAAGACAATGAAATAAATTTATCTTCCAAATCCACCATCTTCTCCGCAATCGTGTAGATCTTCCCTTTAAGGTCATCGTTCCATATCTCCTTGTTTTCTTCTATGTATGTACGGAACAATTTAATCATAGCTTCAGCGTGTTGAGTTTCGTCAACAATAGACCAAGTAACAATTTGTCCCATGCCTTTCATTTTACCATGACGAGGAAAATTCAATAACATAATAAAGGAACTAAACAATTGCATGCCCTCAGTGAAGGCAGAAAAGGCGGCAATGTGTGCTGCTGTAGACTCCAATGTGGAATTTTGTGAAGACAAATTTAACAAGTAGTCATGCTTGTCTTTCATTTCCTGATACTCAAGGAACTGATTATAAGTTGTATCAGGTAACCCTAATGTCTCAATCAAATGCGAATATGCCGCAATGTGTAGAGCTTCGCGTGCTGCAAAACCTAATAGCATCATGCGAACTTCAGGCTGAGGAAAATAAGGTAAGTAATTGTTGACGTAACCACCAGCAACATCAATATCTCCTTGCGTAAAAAAGCGGAAAATATGTGTGAGGAATTGTTTTTCTTCATTTGTTAATTGCTTCTTCCAATCTTTTACATCTTCAAGCATTGGCACTTCTGTGTGTAGCCAATGGCTTTGTTCATGTTTCAACCAGGCATCATATGCCCAGGGGTAATTAAAAGGTTTAAACGAATTACGTTCGTCAGTCAGTCTTGATTTTATTTTTTCCATTTTTATTTCTGTATATTAGTACAAGTTCTTTCACGATAGATTGTTCCGTCGTTTGCTTGTATTTCTTTCCATGCCGTGCAAGTCTGTTCTGTAAAAATAGGTTGCCTTATAATTACAGTCTCAGGTTGTGTTGGTCTATTGGCAATAGCTGCACCAACAACGCCACCAATAATTAGCGGTGCTACCCAACCGCTATTTGATCCGCCGTAGTAATATCTATGATGCCAGTTGTTATGATGATGAAAATGTTGCGCCGATGCAGTAAAACTAACAGTAAGCAATAATAATGCTAGTAGTTTTTTCATTTTAGTTATATCCTTTTTGTAGATTTTCATTCTTCTCTTCGCACTTGT